GTGACTTAGATATTATTACTTGGTTTGAAGGAGATGATAAGAAAGAGGTAAAGCAAAGACTAATTGATGCTGTAAATAAACTACCACAGAATGTAATCGTTCCTTTTAAGAGTGAAAAATACACAGGTAGAAGATACTACAACTCAGGAGAACTAATCTCAGTATTGTTTCCTATTGTAGGAAAGAAAGACGAGTTTATTCAAGTAGATAATATAATTGCTCTAACAGAAGAGGAGTCTGTGTTCAAAGGATCGTTCTTAGATCTACCAGCTGAAAAACAAGGACTATTAATAGGATTAGCTAAGGTAATTCTATTAGAACAAGATCCTCAAGATGTAATGAGAAGAATGGGCATCTCAAATGCACCTGCATTAGGTCAAGGAGAGGAGTATGAATTTAACCTATCTTCAGTTAAGTTAAGTCTTAGAAAAGTCAAGCTAGAGAACTTCAAAGAAGTAGCTAGAGAGGAGATATGGTCAACAACTAATTGGGGTACTATCAAGATACTATTCCAAGGATTCAACATCGATGGATCATTTGAAGACCTATTAGATGATATTGCTAAGAAGTTAAATAACCCTAGATCTAAAAACAGAATTGCAGGTATATTCAGATCAATGGTATCTGTTAAATCAGGAGAAGTAGGAACAGCTAAGGGTAAGGGTAAAGAAGATGCACTTGAAAAAGTAGCACAAACCCTATCTGAAGGTAATGACGATCAGTTAATTACAGTAGCACTTTATGCAGGAGGATTTAAACCACCACATAAAGCACATTATGAGAATGCAAGAATACTATCTCAAAATGCAGATAAGTTGATTATATTTGTAGGACCAAAAATAAGAGAAGGAGTTGCTATCACACCAGAGCAGTCAAAAGCAATTTGGGAGATATACGCTAAGTATTTAGCAACACCAGTAGAGGTTGTCCTAAGCCAAATAACACCTATTAAGGATGTATATGACTGGGTAGATCAATATCAATCAGAAGTGAACCACATTATAACAGGTACAATGGCTGATGAGGCAGGTAAGTTTGCATCGTTCACTAAGAACAGAGACAAGTATCCTAAAGTAGAAGTAAAAGAGCTACCAGTTATTGTGGGTAAAGAGGATGACAAATTCTCTGCTACACAAATAAGACAATCGAAAGAATATATGGTAAGCGGAAAGTGGATACCAAGTGTACTTTCAAAAGACGATAAGATGAAAGTAATAGAAATAGTAACTCCAAAGGATGAACCATCTATCGAAGATAAGATGTTAGGAGCAGTTGATGAGGTATTTGAGAGTTTCTTTCCTACAAAAAGCAAGGTAAAAGAGAACGTAACAGGAGTACCAATTCAAGCATCCTCAGCAATATCATCAAAGGATAGAGCAGATTTAGTTAACGTATACGATCAACTAAGAGATCAGCTAGACAAGACTAAGTTCAGAACAGAGTTTCAGCAGGATAGAATCTACATTACAAGAGTACAAGACTCTCAATCAGGGTTCGATTATACACCTTACCAAAAAGCATTACCAGAGGATGTTGAGCCTAAGTTCGACTACACTCCATACATTGCATCATTATTAGAATATATGATGGATCAGGGAATGAACATCACACCTATCCCATCTATTAAAACAGTAAAAGACCCACAACAAGCAAATGACTTGTTTGGTAAGACTGCCTACTACGATCCAAATAATAAAGAAGTAGTTCTTTATATTTTAGGAAGAAATCCTAAGGACGTATTACGATCATTCTCACATGAGATGGTTCACCACATGCAAAATTTGGAAGGGAGATTGGGTAACATTCAAACAACTAATACAAATGAGGATGACCATTTAATGGACATAGAAAAAGAGGCATACCTAACAGGTAATATCACTTTTAGAAATTGGGAAGATAAAATAAAAAACGAACAAAAAGGTTATGAGGAACAACAAGTACAACAGGGCAGCTAACGAAGCATCTTCAATAGTATTTAATGCTTGGAAAGAGGGATTTGAACAAGGCAAGCTAAGAGTACGAGTAGATACGTCCTACCAACTTGAGGACATATGTTTTGATATAGACGCTAACATAGTATTTAAGAAAGGACTAAGTAGGCTGAACATAGATGGTGGAGCAGGGTACGATGCCGATCTTGAGGATGAGGATTTTATTCAAGTACGATTTGAGATAGATCCTAAACTAATCCCAGACTACTGGGAAGAGATCTCAATGAACCTAAAGGACCTATTCAGACATGAAATAGAACACCTTATTCATGGAGAGGGTTGGAATAGTTTACCAAGTAAAATGATGGAGGATGATAGTGCTATTAGGCAGATGATAAATACTCGTTTGCTTCCTCGAGCAGAATACTTTAAATTAGATAAAGAGGTAGATGCAAACCTACAAGGAATGTACTTCAGAGCTAAAAAGGAAAAGATCAAATTCTCAAAAGTAGTAAACAACTATCTAAACTCACAGAAAATAACTGTTGCAGAAAAGAAAGAAATACTTACACTATGGAGAGGCAGAGCAAACCAACTAGGAATAAAAGCATTAATATAATACAATAAGTTATGAGAACACTAAAACAACTACTACTTACAGAGGAGGATTTTGTACCTAAGTACAAACTGTACTGTGACATGGACGGAGTATTAACTGACTTCGAAAAGAGGTTCCTTGAGATGCTTCGTAAAGAGGGTCCAAAATACTACTCAAAAGAAACAATAGCTAAGGTTACAAGACCTAAACACTTTACAGCAATAGAGGGAGAGACAGAGTTCTGGAAGTTCATCGATCAGTATGTAGGAATTTCTTTTTGGTCAGAAATGGAATGGATGCCTAATGGCAAACAACTATGGGACTTCATTCAACCATACCATCCAACAATACTAACCTCTCCATCAAGAGACAACACTTCAAGATTAGGAAAAAAGATGTGGGTTAGAAATCACATATCACCAGCACCTCCTGTAGAGTTTAGATTTGGATCAGGTAAAGCAGACTTTGCAAATGAGAACGCAATCCTTATAGATGATAAACCATCCAACCTAAGAGCATTTGCTGCTAAAGGAGGAATAGCAATCGAATGTAAAGACGGAGACGTACAATCAGTTATCAATCAATTAAAAGAGTTAGGTTATGGGCGAGAGCTTACTTAAAAAAGAGTTTAAATCAAGAGACGTAAATAGAGCAAGGAACTTAGTTAACAAGGACTTCTCAGCTAAGACTGTGGACGGAGTAGGGTACCAAAAGGCACACGAAGTTCACAATGAGGGAGACATCTGGGAAGAGAGTGGACGTACTTGGACTATAAAGGATGGACTTAAGCAGAATATTACTAAACTAGATGCTGCTAAAAAAGCACTACAGACTCCACTTACTTGTCCAAAATGTGGAGGTACTATGAACTACCACCTAAGTCAGAAGATGTACAAGATACATAGGATGTGCTTTGACTGCGTAATTAACTACGAAGCAGAACTTAGAAAAGCAGGTTTGTATGATGCATACGAAAAGGCTATGATACAGGGAAGTTTGAGAGCATTCCTAGTAGACGTAGAGCAGTACATACTAGACTCAATTAATTCAGTCGATACCTTTGTAACAGAACAAGGAGATATTGAGGATTGGAAAGGAAATAAAACCAAGACAGATAACGAGCTATCAGAACACCTAAAGGACTATTTGCAACACGCTAGAAAGCATTTACAAGACTAGTGATATTTATTCTAAAGGATAATTATCATGGCAAAAGCAAAATCAGCTTCTACGGTTGTAAAAGTAGAAAAACCTAAAGTATCAAGACCAGGTGTCCATGCTAAGAGCAAGACATCTAAGTTGAAGTCATCTAAGAGCTACAAAAAACTATATGGTGGACAAGGTAGATAAAAAACTACCCTCCGATGTAGAGGCATTTATGAGGGAACTTGTAAAAGAGGTACTATCTGAAGAAAAAGCAGATAGGTGCTTGCGTATTGCTAGACAGCGTTACGATAAACCCTCAGCCTACAGATCAGGAGCTATTGTAAGGTGTAGAAAAGGGGATATCTGGAAAGACATAAAAGAAGCGGATGATCCACAAGTAGGAACGGCAGCACCTTATGGATCTGGGTATGCTAAAGTACAGCAAGCGATCCAAGAACTGCTACAAGAAGACGAATCGCTACATAAGTGGTTCTCCAGAAAAGGAGCAAAGGGTAAGTCCAAAGGATGGGTTGACTGTAATGCACCTGATGGAGAAGGAGGATACAAATCCTGTGGAAGACAGGAAGGAGAAAGCAGATCGAAGTACCCATCTTGTAGACCAACACCAGCCCAATGTAAAACTAAAGGAAAAGGTAAGACTTGGGGTAAAACAAAGTAATATGAAACTACTACATTTAATAAAAGAAGCAAAAGAGGTATTGGCAGATTTCGCTAAAACAAGAGGTGAAGGTGCTGCTAAGATAACATCAAATGCTGAAGAAAAAGGTGGGTTAGCTTTACTAACTTGGCACCACTTTAAGGTAAAGTTACCTTACTATAAGAAAGCTACAGAAGGAAAGCTTGATTTTGAAAAAGCAAAACAAGAGTATGAGGATACCTACAAAAAGATATCTCTCGATATGACTCAAATTGAATTCCAACGTGAAGTAGGGAGATTAGAGGTACTAGGTGAGCTACTAATCAGAAACAAGTAATGAGAGCCAACCTAAATATATTACAAAAAGAGGAGACAGATACCATAATAAATCTCAGCAATACTTTACTACAAAATAACTTCAATGCAAGTAACACAGTAGTTATATCAGTATCTGCAGATTACTCTAATATAGCAGGTCAACTACTAAGACACCTACTAAGCTATGAAGGAGAGATGTGTGATGGGTTTAGTATAGATGTACCATATCCAGATCAAATCTGGGATTCCACATACTTACGTGAATTAGATGCACTAATGAGCTTGTATAGTTACAAACTAAGTAACAAAAAAATACTACTAGTTGAAGCAGGAGTCATTAGAGGTTCTAATTACCAATTCATAATAGATTATCTTAAAGACAATTTAAAAATAACCCAAGAGATATATACCCTAGCTGCATACGAAAATGCAAGCTCAAAGTTTAAATCTGACTTTGTAGGACAATACTACGATAACAACACTCAGGATCTAACCTTTTGGTGGGAGCAGTACAATAAGCATTGGGACAATACTTAATAACCAATACCTCGATACGAAAGCATACTATGAAATCACTACAACTAACTTCACTACTTCAAGAGATAATTGACGGTCAACCAAATCCACAAGACACTATTACGGTAGATGTTCCTTTATTTATTCGATTGCTAGAATATGCAAGAGAGGATGCTAAAGATGATATGGATTTGCATAGTGTAACTCAAAGAGCTATACTAATTAGTTCCGAAGGTAAGACACTAAGTATGAGCGATTATAATCAAATAGTAGCAAGTACACCAACAGCACAGAAGTAATTACATATACACGGTAAATACCACTGTCAATAAAATAATTTACTATTTATTTGTATAATCGAATTAGAAGTACTATCTTTAGATACTAAAATATGAAAAAATTGAGAATAAGATTGACTGAAGCAGGAGAAAAGACTGCCTTTATAAAAACTACACAAGGAGATAAGTCTACCATTGATTACAAGAATGATCAAGAACTTAAGGACCTTGCGGACAACCAAGACATTGCTGCAATTAAAACAGCATCAGGTAAGAACGTAAAAGGGAACCTAGAAGAAGGTATCGACAAATATACTACAGAGGAATCTGGAGCAGTAGGATATGAGGTAGCTAAGTCATTAGTGAAAGTACTAAGAGCTCAAGGTGATGAATTAAAATCACTTAAACTGACAGGAGTAGGAGTTAACAAGTTTAACATCCACGTAGAGTACGGACAGGATAAAGGACAAGATACCTTTAGATTTATATTAAGCCCTCAGTTAAAGTCAATCGCTTTAGATTCAGAACAAGGACCTATTGAATTGTGTGACTTCTTAATCACTCAAGGTAACGAAGTATCGCTTCCAACACCACAACTACAAGATAAGCTAACTGATGCAATGGTTAAATATGTATCAACTCCTTCAGACGAAGAATATGACGACATGGCAGCTAACGAATTACCAGGAGACGAATCTCAGATCAATAAGAATATAGCAGAAGTAAATTACACTATCTACTTTAAACCTCGTGCAGAGAAGGACAAAAACAACCCTAACTTCCTATCGGTATACATAAAATACCCAACAGGATTAGGTAACTTAACAGCTCTAGGACAGAGAACAATGTCAGGACAAGATAGAGACTCAGGAGCAGCGAAAGCAATGAAGATGGGTCAGGCAGTAGCAGATAAGCTACAAGCTACTTACAGCATAGAGGATATTGATGTAACAGATAACGGAAAAGGAATGGTAACTGTATTTGCAGTATCAGACGACTTTATCAAAATGAATGCACCTGCTTTACAAGAAGACGATCATTTACAGCCAGATGATGAATCATCAATGGCAAAAGCACAACTAAAGTCTATCCAATCAAATGCAAGCAAGTTGATGGATCTATTAGGAGATGATGAGCAGTTAGATGCTTGGGTTCAATCAAAACTAACTAAAGCAGAAGACTATCTAGATATTACAGCAGGGTACATACAATCTGAGAAAGATGAACAAGTACCTTCAACAATAGTTGTAGGGTTAAGTGAAAAGAAAGGAACTTGTTGCCATAAATGTGGACATGTACACGTAAAAGGTACACCACATCCAACTCCATATTTTACAGGTAGTAAAAACTGCAAGTATGATAAAGTTGACGAAACACTAGATCCAGTAGGAAAAGAAGATGACGATATCGACAATAACGGAAAAGTTGATAAGACTGATAAGTACTTAAAGCACAGAAGAGATGCTATCTCTAAAAGTGAGTTAAAAGAAGCAATACTTGAAGCATACGTAGAAGTACTTACAGAACAAGAAGCTGTACTACCAACATCTACTCAGGAAATACTAGGTAAATTCCCAACAGTAAAAAAGACACTAGTATCTCTACTTACACCAGAGTACGATGAATTCGTAGAGGATGTAAGATGGACAGTACCTAAGCCATCTACTTTCAAAGTAGTACTTAAGAACGGCCAATCATTCGACTTAAGATGGATGGGTAAGGATTTTCAAGCTAACATTGAGGGTAAGAGGTACTACCTAGGAGGAACAGCAGCTTACCAACAAGCATTAGATAGCATTGGAAGAGTGCTAAGAGACGGACCAATTACTCAAGGTGAAGAACCAGGTGGAGAGGACTTCGCATCTGAACCAGCCGCAGGTGGAGGTACAGGAGGAGACTTTCCAGGAGTAGAAGCAGGAGGTGGAGAAGGAGAAGTAGCAGCAGATGAATTTGGAGCAGAAGAAGGCGGTACAGAAGAAGCACCAGCCGAAGCAGAAGAAGAAACACCAGAAGCATTATAAAAATGAAGGTTATAGATAAACTAGTTACGGAGTGGGCTTACAGATGTAAGAAAGGGTACCCAGACATGAATAACCCAGATGATTTAAAAATACTAAAAGAGATATACTCTGAGTATGGTATCGTAGAAGCAGGAAAGCAAAGTCAATCTGATGATGACTACGTTCACGTACCAGGAGCAGAGGAGCATATCTACGTTAGAGTGCAGGATTTTGATACAGCAACAAAAAAGCCAAAACCAGGAGCACAACTATACCAGTATCAAAAGAAGGATAAAGGAAGAGGACCAGCAGCATCGTATCAACCTATTCGTCAAGATGCACAAGAAAAGCAAGAAGACGAAATCAGCAATGAGGATGAGTACGTAAAAGGTATACTAACTCAAGCTAGGGTTCCTGATAACGTAATTCAAGCTACGTTAGCTAATCCTAACTATAAGAAAGCAGCTAGTATTCCTGACTTTGTACAGAACAAGGATACCTACATAAAAGCATTTGCAAACCTATACAGCTACAAAGTACTTAGAGGAGGATTAGGAGAGCTAATTCCATTAGTAGCAATTCAAGGAGCTAAGATAGGTGGAGCAAATGAAAAAGATATTACAGCAGGAGGAAAGGTATTAGAGATAAAAGAGTTACCATCAGGAACAGGTACTAGAGAATTTGCTCTAGCAAGTACTGCAGGAATAGCAGGAACTAAGTTTCAAGAGCATTTAGAGACCTTTAGAAAAGCTATACAACCTTTCAAGACATTACCTCGATTTAGAGTAGTAGATGCAGGTTTAGTTGATGTGAATAAAGTACCTAAAGAGTACTTACTAGCATTGGAAAAGCTACTAGCAGATTTTCCATATACAGAGGATAGCATCGACAACCAGTCTAAGGAAATCAAAATAGGAGATAAGAAGTACGTAGTAACAAAAGGTACCCAATACACAATACAGTTAGATGATGAGGGTAATTTGGTGCAAACAGAAAATACTCCAAAAGAAGCAGAACAAGTACATTCAGATACTAGGAAGCTACTAAACCATCCATGGGTCAAGTCTAGTGAGCAAACTAGCCCACTTAAGGATCTTAACGCAATTAAGGTAGCTTATTTAAACTCAGTAGATTACTTGATGCTATGGACAAGTCCTACATCAGCTGAGATTGTTGATGCTAAGGAACAGGCTAAACTTAAGGACAGTGAAAGTGCAGTAAAAATCAACAGAGTTGCATTAGGTAATTTAACATTAGCATACTCAACAAAAAAGTAAACTATTTATAACAAAAAAACAAATACACAAATGGCAGATAATTTTAACTTAAGATCATTCTTATCAGAGAATAAACTTACAAAGAATGCACAAATCCTTAAAGAGGAGAGCGATTACGGATACGATCGCACAATGAATGCAGTAGATGACATGTTCGAACCAGGAACACCTGAGCATCAGAGGCTATTAGATGCAGTAGAAGATGCATTCCACAAAGGAGATATTGACTACTCAGAATACAGTCACTCACCATCAGCACCATCTCAACAAGTAGCAATGATAGCAAAAGAGATCGGTTTAGCTGAGGCTAAGAAAGAGGATAGCATGGAAGAGGCTGTAGAAGAAGCTCAAATAGAAGAATCAACATTGACAGCTAAAGAACAAGCTCTAGTAGAGATGGTTCAAGCAGCTTTAGGAATGGCTCCACAAGCAGTAGCTGAGGAAGCTCCAATCGCAGAAGAGATTCCAATGGCAGAGGATGAGATGGTTCAAGAAAACCCACTTCCAAAGTACAAAACTATTGATGAGTTGATGTCTAACATCGAGCACGGAACTAACGAAGCAGCTCATAAATACAAAATGAACAGAATGAAAGAGGTAGCTGAGGCTTTAGAGGCTAAAGTATCATCTTTAGAAGAGGGAGAGAATGCAGAGCATATCGACCAAAAAGCTGTTAAGCAAATGCGTAAAGATATTTTATCTCTAAGAAAAGCAGAAGAGAAATTGAGAAAAGAGTTCGAAAAAAAATTCGCTAGCAAAAAAGAAGATAAAGAAGACAAATAGTCTAATATATTTATAGTAAGCCCACCCCATAAAGGTGGGTTTTTTTATATCCCCATATTTATATTATATACATATATAATATGTCACAACAGGATATAAAACAAATAGTTGCACAAGAGTACATTAAGTGTGCTAAGGATCCAGCCTACTTCATGAAGAAGTATTGCTACATACAACATCCAACAAGAGGTCGAATCCTATTCAACCTATACCCATTCCAAGAGGGAGTTCTTCATCTATTTAGAGATGAGAAGATGATCGTTACACTAAAGTCAAGACAGTTAGGGATATCGACACTAGCCTCAGCATATGCTTTATGGTTAATGATCTTCCACAAAGATAAGAACGTACTAGCATTAGCTATTACTCAAGCAACAGCTCGTAACTTAGTTACCAAAACGATTTTCATGTACGAGAATCTACCTAAGTGGCTACAATTACCGTTTACAGAGAAGAACAAACTATCACTAAGACTTAAGAACGGATCTAAGATAGCAGCTAAATCATCTAATTCAGATGCAGCACGTTCTGAAGCAGTATCACTACTTCTAATTGATGAGGCAGCGTTTATCGATAACATTGAAGAGACGTTTACTGCAGCACAACAAACTCTTGCTACAGGAGGTCAGTGTATGGCACTTTCTACTCCAAATGGTGTAGGTAACTGGTTCCATAAGACATGGGAAAAAGCAGAAGCAGGAGAGAATGGATTTATACCTGTTAAACTAAAATGGGACGTACATCCAGAAAGAGATCAATCTTGGAGAGATGAACAAACAAGACAACTAGGAGAAAAGCATGCAGCACAAGAGTGTGATTGCGATTTCATGTCATCTGGAGATACTGTAATTGAAGTAGAGAACCTATCATTCTACGAAGAGACATACGTAAAAGAGCCAACAGAGAAAAGAGGAGTTGACGGTAACTTGTGGGTATGGGAATCACCAGATTATACAAAATCATATATGGTAGTTGCCGATGTATCTAGAGGAGACTCTACTGACTACTCTGCATTCCACGTATTTGATATTGAAACAGTAACACAAGTTGCTGAATACAAAGGTAAACTATCTCCTAAGGAGTTTGGTAATGTACTTGTAGGAATAGCATCTGAGTACAATGATGCACTACTTGTAGTGGAGAATGCAAATATTGGATGGTCAACTATTGAACAAGTACTTGAAAGAGAGTATAAGAACCTATATTACTCATCCAGATCAGATACTGAAACAGTTGAATCGTATATGGCTAAATTCGAAAGGGATAAATTAGTTCCAGGATTTACTATGTCACTAAAGACTCGTCCATTAGTTATTGCTAAGATGACAGAGTACGTAAGAGAGAGATCAGTTGTACTACAATCAAAACGATTATTAGGGGAGTTAAGGGTATTCATTTGGAAGAATGGAAAAGCTCAAGCTCAAACAGGATACAATGATGACCTTGTAATGCCTTTCGCTACAGCACTATACGTAAGGGATACAGCTATTAGAATGAGACAGCAGGGTATGGACTTATCAAGAGCTACTATGTCTTCGTTTGTAAGCCTTAATCAGAGAAATACTGCTGTGTTTAATGTTGCTCCTATGCAAAATAATCCTTATCTTATGAAGACACCTAACGGAGAAGAGGATTTATCCTGGCTATTAGGATAGGAGTACTATTTATAAATAAAACAAATTAAAATGGCAGAAAGAAATTTATTTTCTTCACTACAGCGATTATTCTCTACTGACATACTAGTAAGGAACGTAGGAGGGGATGAGTTGAAGATAATGGACACTAACCAGATACAAACAACTGGTAAGTATCAAACCAACTCTCTATTAGACAGATTCTCACGTCTCTATATCTATAACAACAAAAATATATTCAATCCGAATCTTAATTACCAAACATTAAGAATTCAACTTTATTCGGATTATGAAGCAATGGACACCGATCCAATTATTGCATCTACATTAGACATCTTAGCAGATGAGGCTACATTGAAGAATGATA